TAGGTCCAGCCGGTTAGGCTCTCCGCTGATACATTTAGGAACTGAGATAAGTTTTTTATCTCGATAATTGCGTCGGTTCTGATAACAGAAGCCAGCCCGGCGACTAATGCACTAGCCCCGGCAACAGCCGCCCCCACGGCCCCGAGTTTGCCCGCAAGGGCGGCCCCTCGTTCTGTTAAAGAGCTTTGCTCGTCGGAGGTCCGCTTCGTCTGCTTCTCTAACTTTTCGAGGGCGTCCTCGGTCGTCTGTATAGCCCGGACGCCTCCCTTACCGTCCCCCTCGATAACTAAACCGATTTTGTATTGTGTTGACATCTTAACGCCTTAACGCTGAAAGGTAGCCGCGTTCTAAAAAAGCGACGTCTAAGAGGAGGGCCTCGCGTTTATCTAAAGGGATGCCCTTATAGTTCATCACAAGATCCACGGCGAGGTAATCGAGGCCGACAGGCCCGGAGGGTCCCGTCCTCCATTGGGTGAGGACTGATAAAAAGATTTGGATCGCTGGTAGGGTTTCCGGCCAAACCTCGACGACGTGTTCCCGCGAGGTGGCGAACTTAAGGTCGAGGCCTTGGAGGACGGCCAGCTCGTCGGCGTCGGCAGCCTCCCGGCCCGCGTTAGGGTTCGCTAAGGCCTTCCCTACCTCGATTAGTTTTTTTGGCGTAACTTATCCAAACCATAGTTAACGTCTAAGAAGCCAGCCAACAACGGGCCCCGGATATAGCCTTCGTCTAACAGTTGCGCCAATAACTCCGAGTTAAACGGAATGTCTTTTCCGTCGGTGTCCTTAATGCCTTTCACGTTTACGACGTTCTCGCGGAGGACTTCCTCCTCGTTAGCCGTTTGCTCCTGAATCTGTTTGATCAGGTCGCGGGCCTGTGTAACGGTTAGGCGTTTATATTCTGCCTCAAAGTCTGCCGGGGTGGTTTTACCGAAGTCGCCCGGAACTTGAACCGCTACGACTTTTTTAACTGTGCTTACTGGTACGAATTTTAAAGCCATGATCTAAGGTCTCCTCGTGGTGGCTTAAATAGAAAAAAGCCCCGGAGACTATCCCCGAGGCTTTGCTTTTTGGTTGGTTGGTTATTACTTAACGATAATCTCGACGTCGTCGTTACCGGCGGACGGCGTGAAGGTTAAGCCGATTTGGTAAGCTAACTCGCCGTCCGAGTCTGTCGGGGCGATTGAGTTAAGCTGAACTTTCGGGCCTTTAATCTCGACAATGTTACCGGCTAAAGTACCGTGTACCAGTGAGACGGCCTCGAGTGTTACGCCGTTGTGCGACTCTACCGACTGGAAGAAGTTTTTAGCCGCTAAGGCCGGAGCGTCGACAGTTACAGAGCCGGACGGGTTACGATCGGTAATTTCGATCGACTGGTAGCCCGTAACCATACGCGGTACGACGTTATTAGACAGATCGACAGAGAAGGCCGACGCTCGGGCCGAGTAAGCGCCAAAGGTTAACGTCGTGTTCTGCTTCGACACATAAACAGGATCGATAAAGGCCGAACGGTTTACCGCGATCGTCGCTATATCGGTCGGGCGTAAGTAGAAGCCCATAAACTTAAATTGCATCACCGGGATCCCGGCGCGGTCTACAGTGAAAGCCACGGAACCACGGCAGCCCGCGATCTTCTGACACTGGAAGCCGCCCGCGTCGTTACGCTGCAAATAATGCAAGGTAACAGAGTCGAAGGAGTCCGACTTCGGGCGGTAAGTTACGGTTGCACCGGCGGCGATAGTCTCAGAGAAGCCGCAAGCTTTTAACAGTGAGCCGTAAGCCGGGGCTGTGCCTGCTGTGCCTGAGCCTGCTAACTCTACGTCGAAAGTTACTTCGACATAAGGGTTAACATTAATCTGAGCCTGAGCGCCTAACGTCTCGCGGTCTAAGTCGCGGGTAATCGTTTGGCCTTGGTACGGTTGGATCGATAAGTTCTTCGTCTGAATACCGTTAGAGCCGATCGGCGTCGAGTCGGTGCCGTAAACTGTCTCAATCTTGGCTAATAGGGTTTTAGCTTTGAATTTCATTTTTAAAGGGTTTCCTTAACTGCGATAAGTGCGCCGGGTTACGAATGTCTCGAGCCAAGCGTTAACAGAGGGGTTAAAGTCGATAAGGTCCCCCTCGCCTATAGCGAAAGGGGCTACCTGTGGATCCGGCTGGAAGCCAAACAAAAGGCGACGGAGTTCGCTAAGGGCGTCGTCTAAAGGCTCGTCCGTCCCTGTCGGGGTGGGTGCCTTAGTGATAACCGCGAAGCTATAGACCTCGATCGCCTCTTGCTGGAGACTTATATCTCCGCCTTCCACGCCGCCCCGTACAGACGAGGGTAAGAGGTAAACCGCCGGGAGTTCCTCGTCCTTGAAGCTCTTAAGCTCCGGGAGGTCGCGGGAGAATCGGACAGTTTTAAAGACCTCGGACGTATCGAGCCGGGCTAAAATTGGGCGGATCTTCATTTACTCGACCCTCACTTCGGCCAATGCTTTATAAGGGTCCGGGAGGACGTCGACGACGTGATAAAGGCGACCGTCTACCGTTAAGGAACCGTCGCGCCACTCCGTAGGGAGATCGGCGAAGACTGCCTCGAAGATCGGGTCGTTGTCGTTACGGGCGAAGCCTCCGGCCTCCTGCTCCGTGGCCTTCCCTTTCGGGAGAACCACAAGGGGGAACGAGCCCCCGGAGTAAGTCGTAAAAACCGCCGAGAGGCCGAAAGCCTTTTGTAAGGAGCGCTCGGCTTTAACTAAAGACTCGGCGGGGCTGCTCATTACTCGGCGGCCTCGTCTTTAGTGCCCGGCTCCGGGGTTGGCTCCGGGGTTGGCTCCGGTGCCGCCGGTTTGTTGGCCGCTTTGCTGCCTGATTTCTTCGCTGTTTCGGTATGCTCTACCAGCCAGCCACGAGAGATCAGATAAGAGACCGTCGAGGCCTCTACTTCCACGACGTCGCCGTCTTTAACAGCCTTACCGGCTACGAATTGATCGCGCTTACTTAAGAACTTTTGCATATATCACCTGAGGGCTAAAAAAAGGGGACCCTAAGGCCCCCTCTATTGTTGGTTGAGATTAAACGGTTAAAGCGTCAGTCATAGCCGCGAAGCTTGCAGGCTGACGGACTACCGTGTCGACGTCTTGGAAGGCTGTAATACGAACAGCGCCCGAAGTGTCCAGAGAGTACGGGTTAACCTGAATGTCTAAGCCGCCCCACATACCGATAACCAGATCTGAGAAGTTACCAAAGACGATCGTCGAGCATACGCCCGAGCTGGTGCCCTTGGTGCCGTTCTTCGGAACTTGGTTAGAGACGATCGCGTCGTAGCCGTTCAGGGTGTTACCGTCTTGCCACAACATTTTGCCGCTGTTGGCTGCTACTTCGGTCTGTTTCAACTTGCCACGGACGCGGGCGTTAGTTAAATACTTCATAGTGCCGACGTCGGCGTTAGCATCAGCGACCGCTGTTTCCAGATCGACAATATGCTTTAACGTAGGGGCCGCGCCGTTGGTGCCGCCTGCTACTGCGCCGATGCCTGCCACGTTCAGGATCCCGCGTGGTTGGTTCGCGGTGCCTGAGCCGTTCAGGGCTATGCGGTCGATCTCTAAGGCCAGTGTCTTAACCAGCTCTTGAGTTACGAACGCTTCGACGTCCATAGAGGCTTGCTGTAACAGCTTACGGCTGATCTCGGTGAAAGCGCCGACCGTCTTAGGTGTTAAGGCCACCTGATCGAACGTCGCCGAAGTTTCCGACGGCTGGCCGTTCTCGGCTAACCAGAAGGCAGCCGCGCCGCCTGTTTGACGTGGGATCGCTAAGTTACCTTCCAGACCCGACAGAATTGTCGCGCCTGCTTGGTTGATCGCCAGTTTGTTACGCAACATATCAATAAAAGAGCCTGTTTTCAGCTCGTTGGCGATCAGGTTGCCGCCTGCCGCTGCTGTACCGGCCAGCATGTTACGCTTATGCGCTAACACTTCAAAAGGAACGATCGCGCCCTTGGCTTCGCGTTTCAATTTACGGGCTGCTTCCGCGCTTACTTCTAACTCGAACTTAGCTTCGCGTTGTGCGTGGCCGTCCTGAGGGTTAGCCAGTGCGTTCAGTAAGCGGACGATCGAGAACTTCTCTAAGTCGCGCTCGGTCATGCCTAACGAGGTCGAACCTTCCGCCGGTTTAGCGTCGAAGCCTTTGCGCTCTAAGATCAGGGCGTTCAGTGTTGCCACGTCTGAGCCGTCAGCGATACAGCGCTCGGCCAGATCCATAGCGCCGAAGCGTTTACCGATCTCGTTCAGGCCTGCGATCCGGGCGCGTTCTGCTGCTACTACTGAATCGACTGTGTTTGCTTGTGGCATAGTGGTATTTTCCTTATTTTCTGCGGGGGTTTCTGTGGTGGTTTCGGCGGTGCGTTCGCCGGAGGTGTTGGCTTCCGTTTCGAGGTTGCCCTCGTCGGCTTCCATAGAGACGGCCTCGTTAATCAGCTCGTCGCCGGTGTCTTCCGGGACTACTTCTTCGCGGATGCCTTTTGGGTCAAAGTTGCGGCCTACGCCGACGGTCGGATCTGCGGGTACTGATACGAAGCTGATCTCGTAGGGTGTCCAGCGGGTGATCGTGTAGATCTCCGCGCCGTCGCGTTCCCCGGTAAGTTTCCAGTCTTGGATCATGTAACCGACGCTGATATTAGTCCGGATGCCGTCGACCACGTCGTCGAAGATCTCTTTAGCTCGTGCGGAACGGCCAAAGCGAACGACGGCGCGCGCGACGCGGTCTTCGTCAATGCGGACAGACTCAACGACCCCGATTTGATCGCGGGTGTCGTGGTCCATCAGCAAGGCCCCGCCGGACATTAAGCGGGAAAGGTCCACGGCTTCGGGGCTGTGGTCTAAAATCTCGTCGCCAAACCAGCGAGAGACGGGAGTCTCGGAGCTAAAAGCTAACTCGACCGTCCGGGCTTCCTCGTCAATGACAAGGGACCGGGAGCCGGAGTTAAGTTTTAGGTTTAAGCTACGTGTCGCGGGTGCTGCGGCGTATTGCTCAAAGGTCCGAGTCTCCCCCTTCGGTGCCTTCTTCTGCATCGTTAGGGGTTTCCTGTTGGGTTTTTGGTGGGTCTTGGATAAGGCCAAGCTCTTTTAAGAGGTCGTCTTCCTCTTTGAGCTGTCGCCAAACTTCCTCGGGGTCTTCGCCTTGCTCCCGGATGATCGAAGATCGGGTCCGTAGCTTTAAGGCGATTGCTTTTTCGTGGGCTGAAATATCCTTAAGAGGATCGACCCACTGCCAGCGCCGCCCGGTGAAGCTGTGCGCCTTGTAACGGTCTATCGAGGAGACAGGCAGAGGGACGCCGTTAGGCATAACTAAAGCCCCGGCTAAAAGCGAGGTCTCTAGCCAGCGCTCGAAAATTGGGTCGATAATGTTTTCGATCATCCAATTTTGTAACGCTTTCCAGAACTCGCGCTCCTCTAAGACGGCTGTCCGGATCGACGAATAGTTAACGCCCTCTAAGTCGTTGGCTAACGAGTGATAAGGGACGCCTAAAGACGACGAGACGCCACGGAGGACGCCTTTAACGAAGTCCCGGTAAGCGGTCGGCGCATGGTCCGCGCTCCACTCGTGGATCTTCGCTCCGTTCTCGATATAGTGGAACGCTCCGGCCTCGGCTTCGATTGTTGGTTCTTCCGGGTATGCCTCGAAGTCTCCCTCGTCCATTACGGCCCGAGCGCCTTCTAAGCTGCCCCCGTCTTCACCTCGTTCAATAAAGCCCATTGTCGCCGCTGAAATACGCGCCGCTGTTAACTCCGCGCTCTCATACTCGCCGAGCATTTTTAAGCGAAGCATAGCGGCGGCCAGATAAGGGAAGCCCCGGATCTGATCCACGTACTCGACTAAAAAGCGGTGTATAACATTCTGAGCGGCGACCCGGACGTAACCCTTACCCCCTTTCGAGTAATAAGCGTTGTGCGTCGTGTCGGTGCTGTGGAAGTGGTAGGCGGTAACGCGGCCCCGGCTGTCGGTCTCGATCCCCATTTTGATTTTAGAGGAGCCGAGATCTTCGTTAAGGGTAACGTCGAGGACTTGCGGGTCGATAAACTTAAAGGACAGGCCGAAGCGGTTTTCGTCCTTCCCGGTATACTGGAGGATAATAACCTCCCCGTCCCGGAATAAAGACTCGATCGCTAGGTTCTGCATATCCCAAAGGCTTAAGCGGTCCTGAGCGCAAGGGACGCCCTTTTTACTGAACTCCTGCCAGCCTGTTTCTATTGCCGTCCGGGCCGGGGTGTCCGGTTTACCGTTGGCGCGTGTTACTGAGGACTGGAAGCGGAAGCCGTCAGGCCCTACGACGTTCGTCTTTAGTAACTGGAAGAAGCGGCGGATATAGTCGGAGTTTTTGGCTAGATCTCTCGACCTTGCCCGGAGGGCTTGGAGGTCCTCCGCGATTTGTTGGTTAATGGGAGCCCCGGAGGTAAACCACGAGGCGGTTAAGCGGGAATGCTCGGCGGCCTGCCAAGCGCCACGAGACGACAGCTTTACACGAGGCAAAGGCTTAGCGGCTCGACTTTGGGGCGCGGCGGGTTGCTGCCGACCTCCCGACAGGAAGTTAAACAGCTTTATCATAGCCTAACCCCTATAAAACCCTTTTCGCCTCGCTTGCGGGCTCTCTCTCGGGCTACCGTTCGGGATAGCTTGGAGGCGAACGCCGTAAGCTCCGCGAAGGTGTACCGGCTCAGGGTGCGGCCTGCATATTGGATCATTTGTTGATCGTCTGAGGCCTTGCCCTCGAGTAAGGCGTTAATCGCTTCTAAGGTCCTTTCGGCCTGAGAACGTCGATCGACCGCTGCCGTTACGTCCGGGATTACCGTTAGTAACGTCTCGGTTAAGCTGTGCCGCTGGCCTGCCTTTGAGACGTAGCCGATCAGGGTGTAAGAGCCCGGCGTTAACGTAGCGCTAACGGCTGAACTAATAGAGACCTGAAAGTCTCCACCTAAAGGCGTCGCCTGTACTTGCAAGGCTTTTGTCGGGTTGCTGATTGAATAAGCGAGGGTCCAGCCATCAGCCGGGGAAAATCCCGGTAACGACTCGACCCACGCGACAGAGTCCCCGGCGCGTAGCCGGGAGGGTTTGGAGGTAATCATCGAGGGCGAAGTCCGGGTCGTCGACTGGCCGGGCGTACTGCCGGGCGTCGTCGGTGTTGAACTAAGCGGGCCGGGCTAAGGTCGTCCACAGCTTCGGTGCTGCTTACTTCCTCAGGTTCGGGGACCGCTTCGGGTGGGTTTAGGCGGTAAATAACCGCCCGGAGGTTCGGGCTTAGGATCTCGAAGGCTGCCAAGGCATAGACGCAACAGTCTAAAGCCTCGTTTCGTGGCCGGGTCTTAACAAAGTCCTGAACGGGGAAGCCCTTAATATAACGAGTTACTCGCTTCTCGGCGGTAAGCTGGAAGAAGAACTCCTCGTCGATATAAGGGGCCTCTCGTGGGAAGTGCATAAAGCCCGGCCCTACCTCTTGGATCCGGAGACGGCTAAAGATCAGTTCCTTGGCGGTACTGACCCCGACCGAATACAGCCGGATCTTTGCTTTGTTCGAGGTGGTAGGCCTCGAGACAATCGGAGCGGCTCGATCGCTTGAGCCTTTAACCGCAAAGACATTGCGGAAGGCTCGGTCTTTACAGAACTTATAAACCGCGTCCGTATAATGGCCCCCGGAGTCGATCGCGGTGGCTGCAATCTTTAGCCGGTTGCCGGTTTCGTGCTGATATGAGCCTAAGAGGAACTCGTCGAGACGCTTCCATAACTCGGAGCGGCCCGGATCCCCACTAAAGACCCTATGAGCTATAAGCCAGTTCTCGCCCTCTAAGCCGTGAGCGTAGACAGAGGCTTCTAAGCGGTCGTCCTGAACGTCGACGCCAGCGGTTAACACTAAGCCGCCGTTAGGGACGTCTGTCGGGTAGAACTCTCGGCGGTGGTACAGTGGCGACGCTTCGACGCCCTCGCCTGCTTCTTCCCACGTCTCAGCTAAAGACACGTTTACAAAGCTTTGGAGGTCCCCGGAGGCCTTTTTCTCTAAGAAGCTGCGGACTATGTCCCGCCACTTACGAAAAGGGCTATAAAGCTCGTTTAAGTGGAAAGAAGCGTGTCCCCGGAAGGGCTTAGCGGCGATCCACTTGCCACGGCGTAACATTGCGGGCTTATGGCCGTCCAGAATACAGCCGCCGCAAGTCTCGCAGACATAAACGGCGGTTTCCGGGAGGTCTTCCCCTGTCGCCTCGTCCTTTAACCATTGAACTTGCGACCATTTAAAGGTTTGCTCGGTCTGACAGTGAGGACAAGGGACATAAAAGCGGCGTTGATCGCCCATCTCGAAAGAGGACTCGACCCTCGAGGCCCCCTTAACGGTTGGCGTAGAGGTAACGACTAAAAGCCGTTGGTCCCCGAAGGTGGCCGAACGCTGCCAAAGTAAGTTAATCGGGTCCCCTTCCGGGGTGGCCTCGTAGCCGTCGACCTCGTCACACCAGATTTTAGGAGCTGAACGGCCCCGCATGGTGTTAGGAGACCCCGACCAAGCGAACATAAGGAAGCCGCCGGGGTAACTTTTCATACGGGAGTTATTAACGCCTTCCCGGCCTCGAGGTTTCGCCACAAGTTCGGCGATCTCGGGGGTGTCCGTAAGTAACGGGTTAAGCTTTGTCTCTAACCAAGTCGATAGATCGCCCTGTGTCGGGTGCATCATCATTTGAGACGCGGGCGACTGGTGAATAAAGAACCCGAGGCCGTTGTTAATGCACTCGGTTTTACCTAACTGAGCGCCCCACATGAGGGTAATACGCTCGACTTTAGGGTCGCTCATACAGTCCATAGGCTCCCGCTGATACGGGGCCCGGTCGACTCTATAACGTCCCGGCTCAGCGTTGGCCGCCGAGATAATGCGGAATTGCTCCGCCCATTGTGAGACGGTTAACTTTGGCGGGGGCTTAATCAGCTTCCTGATCGTCTCCGCTAGTTTCGTCCGGAAGTGACTCGGAGTTATTGAAAGCATTGCGGGTTAGCTCGGTGAGAATGTCGACGACTTCGCGCTCGACCATTTCTTTGATTATTTCCTCGTCGGTCTCGCCGACTACCAGAGGGGAGACTCTCCGGGGAAGGGTTAATATTCTTTGACGGAGAACGGCGACGGCGTCGGAGATAGACCTTAAAGCGTCTTCGATAAAGACCACTTCGGCTTTTTCCTTCGCTAACTTAAGTTCGGCGATCTCTGTTTCTGCTTGGAGCTTGCGGCGGATCAACTCCTTGGAGTCGTCCTTCTGGCCTCCTCCGGGGTTGGCCCCTTCGATAGCCTTGTCGATCGTCCACTGGATAACCGCGACAGTGTCGAACTGTGCGTCCTGTCCCTGAGTTCCTCGGGATTTAACAGGCAGCCCTTTAGTTATCCGGGCGTCGATAGTCGGGGGCGTAACCCCAAGGATCGCCGCTAGGTCCTTCCGGTTTACTATCATTTCGGGCTGTTTCCTCGTGTTCTGTGAAAATAAAGTGTCCTAAAAATCCCTCGCACACCTAAAAGCCCGAGCGCGAACGACCCACGACGTAGATCGCTCCGGAAGGACCCGTAAAGGCCCGCCGCTGCGTCCGCCCCTGCGTCTCTCCCCAAGGGCCAGGCCTTAGGCCCTGTCTCGGGAATGATTCGCTGTAAGGCGTTCCTGTTGCGTTTAACGGGCTGTCTTTAGGGCTTCGTCGAGACGCTTCTCGAGGGCCTTCTCGTAGGTGGCCCGGAGTATTGATTCGCTTACTTGCTGGAAGCGGAGGCGGCGCTTATAGGACACTCGAGGGACGCCAATTAAGGCGACCTTATATTCCGCTGGACGCTTTCGCGTGGCCTTGCGTATTTGCTGGAGTATCAGCGGTGCGCCCCCGTCGTCGGGAACAAACGGGATAAACTTAGAGCCGGGCCTCCCGGCCTCGTTAAGAAGACGCCGGGCGTAACCTTTGGTTATATTACCGTGGGCGTCCGTTGTTGCTCCTGAGGCTGGAAGCCATTTAAGGCCAGCCCCAAAGGCTCGACGTTTAAAGCGTTGCCATATTGTCCCGACGTTTAAGCCTCTTTCGTAGGGTTTCAGGTTACGGCCTCCCCCCTCCACTTGGGCCCCGAGGTAGTCGGCGGGTGCTGTGCCGTTCGGGGTATCTTGGCGGATATAGACCGCCGCCCGTAAGCCTGTCTTATCGGCTTTATCCACGAGGACGGAGTTAAGAGTCCACGAGGTCGGGCGGTCGAATGCTGCCGCTATTTCTCCCTTCATGCCGTCGCGTACCTTAAAGGCCACGTCGTTGATCGCCCTTGCGGTAGCGTATGGGATTTGTTTAGCGGCGTCTTGGAGACGGTCTTTTAGTTCCTTGGACTGGATCTTAAGTGAAAGCATAAAGGCGAACTCCTGAAGGTGTACCAGTAGGAACGGGAGGGGGGAGGCTATTTTAGAAAGGGGCCGGGGGGTATTTTTCCCCGCTTACCAGCTACCAGAATCGGAGGAGCTAGAGGAACAGGAAGACCCCCACGAGTCAGAACTCGAGGAGCTAGAAGACCCCCACGAGTCAGAACTAGAAGACCCCCACGAGCTAGGCGTCGGCTCCGGGCAACTTGGACGGATATATCGGTCCTCGTCATGGACTGAGCCCACATAAGCGGAAGCCGCTAAGGTACTCAATAAGGCCAGAGAAGGGCCATTCCCTGAAGGGGTCGGCTCTACGATAATCTTAGGGGCTG